AGGCAATCCAGACAGCGTTTGATATTTACGACGTGCCAAAGGAGAGACAGCCGGTCCTTTTTGAAAAGATCCAGGTTTATATCGAGATCATGCTCGATCATTTAAGCAGCAAGGGGGAGGAGGATTAGATGTTTGCGCAAGTTGGTAAAACACCGAACGCCCATAAATACAGGGTGATAGATTTAGATACCGGACAGGAGATTGATTTTTGTTATGCGGCAGATGATGAAACTGGTGAATATTGGGTTTATGATTTAGACGAGGATGGAAACATCAAAACCGAGATAAAAGACGGGGAAAGGCAAGCCGTCAAGCTAAAGAAAAAAGGCAAAATAAAATTGATCCTACCGGAGAAGAAATGACAGACGCCATAAGATTAGAACTCATCGTCGATGACGAAGGGACTGCGACGATCAAGAACTTTGCCAAGGTCGCTGGCAAGGACATGGACAAGCTGAGCGGCAAGGTGGACAAAAAGCTCGGCGGAGCGTTCAAGGCCCTGGGCAAGAAGAGATCCGGGAAGGTCTTTAAGAGCATGGCCAAGGGACTGAAGAAGATCGGAAGCCTGGCCGGAAAAGTGGCAAAGAAGGTTGGCAAGATCGGCGCAGGGATCGTCGCGGGGATCGGGGTTGCCGGGGGCTGGGCTATAAAGAAATCGGTTGGCGCATTTGCCGAGTTTGAGAGCGCCCTGGTGGATATGGGGAAGGTTACGAAAGAGAGCCTGGAATCCATCAAGACCAAGATAATGGATCTGCCTCCAAGCCTGGGCAGCGCCACGGAGATGGTCAAGGGATATTACCAGGTGATCTCGGCGGGGGTCACTAACCCTGTGAAGGCTTTAAACACTTTGATAGTGGCTTCTAAGGCGGCCAAGGCGGCGCACATGGACCAGGGCGAGATGATCAAGGGTATCACAAAACTTATGGCTGGATATGAGGGCGAGATCGGGAACGCGTCCCAGGCGGCGGACCTGCTGTACACCATTGAAAAGAAAGGGCAAACAACAGTTGCAGAGCTGATCCCGGTGATCGGCGGGCTGGCAAAGATCTCCCATGACCTGGGTGTGAGCCAGGACGAGATGGGCGGATCCCTGGCACTGATCACGCAGACGGCAGGGTCCACTGCGGAGGCGGCAACGCAGTACCAGGCCGTGCTCATGGGCCTCATGAAGCCCACGGAAGCGATGAAGGAGGCTCTCAACGAGATGGGCTATGAGAGCGGTCAGGCGGCCATTGAGCAACTGGGACTGGCCGGGACGCTGAAAGGGCTAAAGGAGTATGCGGGCGGATCTGCTGAAAAGATGAATGAGCTGTTCGGCAGGGTCGAGGGCATCAAGGGTATGTCGGCCCTGGCGGCAGGGGATTTCAAAATCCTCAATGAGACGGTTGCGGAAATGGCGGACAAGACCGGGGCCGCTGATGACGCTTGGGATAAATACGAGGGGACGCTGAGCGCGCTGTGGGATACGTTCAAGAGTACGGTGGGCAGGCAGGCGATTATCCTGGGAGAGGAGCTGGCACCGGCTATCAAAGAAGTTATACAGGATGTTTCTGACTGGATAGAGAAAAACAGGGAGTTGATTAAAACAAAGATCGTTGATTTTGTGGGGCAGTTTTCGAAGCGAGTTAAAGGGCTTAAGGAGAATATGGGGTCGCTTATACCGGTTGCTCAAGCAGCGTTCACTCTTTTAAAGGGAATAGCCTGGGTGTTTGACAAGCTGGGTACATGGGCCGGGATCGGCACGGCGCAGGTAGTGGGCGGCTTAGCAAAGATGGACAAGGCCACGAGTTTATCGCAATACGGACAGGGATTATTACAATTAAGCGGGATTGGGGAATTGGTAGGCAGGGACCCCGGAATGAGCGGCGGAGGGCTCACCAAGCAGGAGCCCATACATAACTGGTCACAGCCGGGACAGGTGCACGACTGGAGCGGGCTTGAGTCTTCAAAGGGTAGCCAAGGCTTCAGCGGCAGCGTGACAATCAACCTGCCCCAGGGCGCGTCTGCGGCGGATGACCCGGCGGAGCTTGCAAGGACCGTATCACGAGAGCAGGAAAAGCTCGCGGCGAGGGGTTATTGATGGGCGAGTCGATCACGATCTTTCCTTATAACATCCTGGAATCCGGGACGGTGACGGTTACCGGGACCCCCGATACGGGATATCCCGAAGCGCGGTTGTGGGACAGGTCGCGCAATCTCTTCTGGAAAGACACTGTGACTCAAGCGAAAACGTTTCTTGTTGACCAGGGGGCGGCGGGCAGTCTTGCCGTGGACCTGTTATGGATAGCAGGGCATAACTTTGACGGTGAAGACATGCAGTTTCAGTGGAGCGCTGACAACTTCGCAGCAGACACAAATGACGCCGTGACGGACTGGACACAGTCAGGATATAGCGACATTGTTAAAACCCTGACAGCCCTAACCAAACGATATTGGCGGGTTACAGTATCATCCATCATTAACCCCATGTGCGCCGAGATCTGTATGAGCAAGGGGTATGAGTTCGGGGTCCAGGCAAAGCTGGCCCCACGGCATGGCTTCGCCCCAAATGTCCAGTGGTCGCGGTCCATCGGAGGCCAGGAGAGTTCTGTTAAGCTGGGAGAAGATAAGAGGTCCAGACGGTATATTCTCAGGCTGGACAGCAGCGGACTTGCAGATTTCGAGACGGTTATCGGGTACCTGAACGGCTGGGCATACCCGTTTTTGTTTAAGGATAAGGACGGTAACTATTTCATGGCGCGATTTTCAGAGTCGCCGAATTACAAGTATTTTAACAAAAACTACACGGAGATCGATGTCAGCATAATCGAGATGTTATGAAAACCCTGTCATCAAATACAGCGACCGTTCTGGACAGCCCGCACGTGGCCCCTATTCTGCTGGTGGATATCGAGTTCACTTCTCCAGCCAGCCGCACCGTTTACCTGTGCTCGCGACCTTTCCAATACTGGAATGTGTTTGACGGTAACTGCTATGACCCTTTGATCATGAGCTGGTCGCCGATCAGGTGCGGGGAGATTAGAGAAAACGATTATTCGCTGCTGCCGGGGGACGTGAGTTTGAAGATTATGAACGGGGTGCCGACCGGAGGGCATGACGGTTTTTCGGAGTTGCTGGCTGCATACGACATGGCGTACGCGACCGTTACGGTGCGGACAATATACGATGGGGCGACAGAGGCCGCCGATGTGGTCGATTGCTTCAAGGGCCGGATCGAGAACCCGGAAGGCATGGACCGGGCTCAGGTAGGGCTTCGGATAAGCAGCATGGAACTGTCCTTTCTGCACTCCTGGCCGCACGAGATCGTGACGGCGGACGCATACCCAGGCGCGGACCCGGACGAGATCGGCAAGATGCTGGCCCAGGTGTGGGGGAGCTGCAAGCGGGTGCCGTTCCGGGCCGTGGACGCGGGCGGGGTGACAACGCTGGCGGAAGACCTGGATGATTCGGAGACGAGTATTGACGTTTCGGAACCGGACACGCTGCCGTCGTCCGGCACTATACAGATTGATGTCGAACAGATTACGTACACGGGCAAGTCAGGCAACACGCTGACAGGGTGCACCAGGGGAGCGAATGCGACGACTGCCGTTGAGCATGACCTGGGGGCGATGGTCGGTGAGATCCAGGCGGCGTATATTTATATCATGGGTCATGCGGTAAATGCGATCAACGCTGTGTATATCACAGACGTGCTCGTGCCCGCATCGTATTACACGGCGTACACCGGGCAGTCAGGCGATGAGCACGGATCATACCCCGGCAAGGCGGTGATAGCGTTCAGCGATCGTCCGGCGCTCTACAGACAGGCGACGCTCGCGGTTAATGATACTATCGATGTGTCCGACACTATAGATGTCAGCGATACTATCGATGTGTCCGACACTATAGATGTCAGCGATACTATCGATGTGTCCGACACTATAGATGTCAGCGATACGATTACTGTTATTGACGGGATATCCGTTGTCGATACTATTACCGTTAACGACACGATCGGGGTCAGTGACACTATCGGGGTGAGTGACACGATCGGGGTGAGCGATCCGGGCCATACTCATGATGATGATGATTATACTATCGAGGTGTGGCTGTTTGATAACTACTCTATTCAAGCAGGGGCACCGTCAAATCCAGATGCTTGCTGTGATAATGATTGGGGGACGGCGGGCAGGTTTGACCTCCTCAATGAGGAGGTTGATTATTCTGTTGGATATTACCGGCAATATCCAGGGGTCCCTCATAGTTTCAAATTGTGTATGAGGTCGGCCCTATGGGACGGCGGCACCGTTCGAATGGCGTTCGGCAGCTCAACGCTCAATGCAACGGCAGCGAATACGACATATCGGTCGGGGTCATGGATCAATGTCCCCGGAGGCTTAGACACGTGGGCGGAGTGGAATAGCGCCGTTGCTACGTTAAAAAGGACTGTACACGCGGGAGCGTACGCCCAAATCGCGGAATTGTGGATCGAGGTTAGATACAAAGGCATTACGGGGTCAGATACTGCGGGTGTTTCTAAGACCGGGGCGGCATCAAAGACCGGGGGCGCATCAAAGACCGGGGGCGCTACAAAAGGCGGAGGCGCTTCAAAAGACGGGGCCGCAACAAAAGATGGAGCGGCGACAAAAACAGGCGCAGCAACAAAAGATGGGGCGGCGACAAAAACAGGCGCAGCAACAAAAGATGGAGCGGCGACAAAAACAGGCGCTGCAACAAAAACAGGTACGGTCACATTGACCGGCAACTCGGTTGCCGATACGGAGGTGGGCGGCCAGGTGAGCGTGGACGTGGACGGCTACCAGGACGACGGGAGCGGGACATATACGGGCACGCCTGACGCCGTGATCGAGAGGCCGGACCATGTGTATAAACATATGATTATCGCAATCCTGAGCCTGTCTGATTCGGAGATCAATGCGGCGAGCTACGCGGCCAGCGGGACGAACTATGATAGCGAGGGCTTTACGTTTGGGATCTGCATCCCGGATGTCCCGGACCCAAAAACACTGTTTAACGAGATGGCGAGACAGGTAAAGAGCCTGCAGTTTTGGGAGGCAGGCGTCCATTATCTAAAATACATCGAGGACTCGCCGACCAGCGACAAGGAGATCTCCGGGCACCGGATTGGCCTGAATCAGATGTGGCTGGATCATACAATACGGGCGGAGATACGGAATAACCTGACAGGGCTGTATGACAAACACTGGAGCGGGCTCACGGGCGTGGACGCGTACCGGACTAACGTGACGGCCAGTCATGCGTTGTCGCAGGGCAAGTTCGGCACGATCGAGGCCTTGCCTGTTGAACTGGA